ATCACCTGCTTCAAAGTCGCGGAATCTCAAGAATCTCGGGAATCGGAGTGAGTAGGTTCCGTCTTGGTTTTGGGTAACTGCGTCCGCTTGGACTTCAACCAAGTGACCAAGCAGGTTATCCCTATTGGCCCAATACTCATCACGAAGAGTATCACTAAACCCACTGCCAACATTAACGCGAATTCTACGGTCATTATCATCTCCTTCACAGATTATAGCACCCAACCGGTTTTCGTTCCTACCAGTTCCTTCCTCAAAACCCACAATGTTCAAATCAACACTAATGGTGGGCTTCCATTTCATCCACGAGTCCGAACGTTTGCACTGGTAAGGTGCATCCAGGCTCTTGATCATGATGCCTTCGAAGCCACCTTCCACAGCGGCTTCGGCATAGCGTTGCATGATATCATGCCCTTCGGCTGTGTCCAAATCTACATCCAATCCGGGCATGATACGCAGACATGTGGTTTCTTCCAATCCAGCACGAGCCGCTTCTAACCATTCCAGTCTCTTGTACTGCTGTACATTCCAATGCCCTTCTTTGAAGGCATCAAGTGGAATGATGTCAAAAATATGATATACCATGCCTGTGGTTTCGGCATCTGATTTGCGATGTGCTTGGCGCATGAGCTGTTGGAAACTTTCGCCCACAATCTCACCATCCAACACATAATGTCTATCTGTGCCACGCCCACCGAGTTGGAAGTGCTGCCAAGCATCTTCAATGGCATCAGCAATCTGCGGAAAGTTCTCAAACTCTTTGCCATTGCGGCTGTACAGTGTGACCGTGCGCCCACTAAGAACTGCCAACACACGCACACCATCCAACTTACATTCCAGGCGCTTGATGCCTTTCATTTTCTTGGGATGATCCGTGGAGTCCTGTGCCAGTTGGCACGAAAAAATTGGAATGCGGTAGTCAGTTTTGCCCACAACCTTGTTGATGGTCTTTTCCGAGATGCCGCATCGCAGGTCTTTGATCAACACACGGCGAGCCAACATGTTCCACTCTTCAGAGTCAAACTGCTGACTCATTTGCTCAATGGCTTCTCTAGCACGATTGCCTGTGATGTATCTAGTGCGCAGGGCTTCTAGCATGGCCCAGAACTGTGTCCAAGGATTGGCACGACCAGTCAGCCCCTCAGTTTCAGGCACCTGGCGGATACCAAACACATAGAACGGATTGTAGGCCTGGTAGCAATTGAACAAAAAACACTGTGCATCGGCACTGCCCAACCTAGCCGCCATGAGAGCCTTTTCAATCACTTTTTCTTTGTGAATGCGGCTGTCAGAGCTTTCTAGGTCTCGGATCCATCCTGCGGCCATTATGGCATCAAATCTTGAGTGGCTGTAATCGGTTTCATTCATATACTTAACGCCTTACCAGGATGAGTTATAAAACACTTTCAAGCCCATGAACATTTCTGTTCTAGCGGCTTTGATAAACGCCAGGTCATGGTCGTAGTAGTGTTGATCTGAATTGTCGCCAAAGAAGAAACCAGTTGTAGGCGGCAGTCGACGGTGTGTGACTGCTCGTTCGAGTTCGTCCAAGTCCTCGGCAGTGAGTTCCATTTCAATGCCGTTGAAGCTGTCATAGCTTAATTTTTTTTGTTCTGCAAGCCGTTCCATCCAGCCATGCAGGTTAGGATGCTTGCGCCAGTAGGCAATTTCACGCGGCTTGTTCACTTTTGTGTTCACAAGATCTTTGGTGGTTTCGTCCCACTCAGCACCGTCGTAGTATTCGCGTTGCTGACCTTCACGGGTGGCCACATAGGCATACATATCAAGACCCATAGTTTTCTCCTTGTTGATGGCGGTATTCGCGTTTGAGCCAATATTTGTATTTGGCAAAATATTCTGACATTGGATAGGGCGGCATGCGGCCAGTCCATTCTTCTATTTCGAGGCAGTGAGCATACCAACGTTGATTTAGCCAGCGTCGAAATGTCATGCTGCCTCCAACATGTTGGCAGGCACTTTCCACAAGCCCTGCGGGGTAGCCACTGTCACATACTTAATGGCAATCTTGCTCACGGTGCCCGACATAGTCATGCCACGTTTGGTGCTGTGAAACTTCACTGTGTCACCTTTGGCAAATTGGCGGATATTGTGTTTACGCAGGCTGGCCTTGGCAAATTGCACTGCACTGAGGATGCTGTCAAGTTCAGTGTTTGAAAACTCACCAAACATGATTGCAGAGTTAACTTGCTGGATCTTAGACATCTGGGTCATTGCGGCTCCTTTGTTGCTTACTATGCCTAAATTATAGCAAAAACGGCTTTTCTGGTCAACCAAAATAATAACCCTACAATCACTAGGAGTTCTACTACCGTAAAATTAGTACGATAGTAGTACTTCTGTATTTGGCGTTGTATTTTGGTCCACATGCCCATATTATAGCAAATACGGCATTATTGGTCAACCAGAAAAATGTATACTTTAGTATACAGGAGTCACAGCAGGCACAGGAGTCACTGCCGGGCGCGGAGAGGCAGTGGTATCAACGTTCAATCTCGCCTCGCCCAAACACTGATTGTTTTTGCCTTCACGCATGGCACCAACTATGGCCTGGCCGGTAAGTGTGGTGGTGTTTGCCAAACTGTTCAAAAAGGCAGCAGGACCGCATGCATCTGTTTGGTTTCCATATTGTGGAAGATTTTGCACAAAACTCATGGTGCTAATTTTATCACCTGCTGATAGTGTAAAATAATCAATGGTGGCTTCAGTGGTGTACTTGGCTGATAAATTCATTAGGTTGGCCATGTATGTCCATGCTGTGTTTAATGTGGTCACATAAGGGCTGGCACTCAGCGCACTGATGGCATTGTTGGCGTTTGTGATTTGTGTTAGTACTGCGGCATCATTAGCAGCCAATAATATATTTGTGTAAGCGGTGTTTAGTGTGGCCAATGATCCTGCTGTTTGTAATGCATTGATAGCTGTGGTGGCTGTGTTTAATTGGCTGGCAAAATTATCATGATCAATTGCTAATCCAATCACGTCACAAGTGGTTATATTACCATCTGGTCCTGTGCCAGTGGCAACTGTGTTGGCAAAATAGTCAGCTACAGAGGAATCAATGGGCGTGGTTTGTGCTTGAATCAACGGCAAATCAGCCATAGTGCTTAATCCACAACCTAACGTAGTTGGCAACCAGTAGTCAGTGTTGTTGATATCAATCCCTGTGGGCACATCTTGTTGAGCACGATAAAACACAGTGCTTGGAGTTAACTGTGCTAAATTGCCCACTGCGGGCACTCCTGGAGCATTGGCCACTACTGCGTTGGCAAGGTACGATGTATTGCTGTCCCAGGGGTTTCTTGTTACAGTGTCAATTGTGTCAGCCAAGGCAGGTATTGTGGTATTGGTGATGTTGGTGACTTGTTCAAATGCCACTTGCACGGCTTTATTGGCCACTGCTTGTGCAGGTGGAATCACTTTGCCCAAATCTTCACATCCATTGGGCGATGCTAGATACACAGACACATTGTCAGCCAAGTTCATGTTCACGCTACCATCTGTGCCATACACTGGTACAGGCCCTTGGGGTGTGGGTGTCAACAGCGTGGTGTAACTGTTGGGAAATATTTTGGTTTGATCCAACAGGTCAGTCATGTTACTGATGTTTGGAGTGGTAACTTCCAATATGCTCAACACCTGTTGTAAATCAGTGCCAGTGACATTGGCCATACCTTGATAGGCCAATTGTTGTAATCGCAAGTATTCATTGTCTGTAACTGTGCCAGGGCCTGCTAACAAAGTTTGTATTTCTTTGGCCGACAATCCTGCTGCCAACAATGGAGTCTGTACAGGTGCAAACACTCCACCCACCATGTTGCCTTCTGCGGCAATCTGACGCAACAGGCCGGCAGGTGTACCATACAACTTAATATCATTCAAATTGGTTAAGTTGCCTTGGTTGGCTAAATCAGTGGCAAAATTGCCAAAGTCTGGATTTACGTCACTGACGCTGTTTGTGGTCAACGCATTCATGTTGGTAAATGTAGGACCAAGATAAGTTTGTGCATTTACAGCAGAATTAATAAACTGATTGGTTGAGTTGATGTAACCTTGCACTGCCAGAAAGCCTTGTGCGAAACGGCCAACATCTCCGTTACCAAGGTAGGCTGCACAAGTTTGTTCAATCAGATTGCTAAATCCTGATGGGTCCAACGTAGATCCATCTGTAGCGTTGAAAGGGGTGGTTAGATATTCTGTGCTCAAATACGGATAAGTTCCCACAGGACTGGTAGGTATGCTGTTACCCAATGCAGGACACACTGCACTTCCAATGCTTAATAATCTTTCCAATGTGCTTTGTGTGGCAAAAGACTGTGCTTTATAAAAATTAACTGCGGCAATAAAATTAGTGATAACTGTAGTGGCATTAAATGTCACAATTGCTGATATCAATGCAGGTGGAAACGGCTTTAGTCCTGTGTTGGCCAATAGTCCAGCAGCCGCTGTCAGTTGCAATGGCGTTAATATACCTGCCATTATCCTGCCCTAACATCGCCGCTGCCGCCAGATCGTGCATGACCACAGGTGTCTGCATCACCAGTTAGGCTTACTGCTATTCCACTAGCGCGAACTGTGCCTGATCCACCTGCGGTGGTTGGTCCACAATGTATGCCAGGACATCCTCTTCGTCCACAACATGGGTGGGCGCTGACACCTTTGCCGGTTGTAGCAATCGGTCTTCCGTTTATGCGTACAGAGTCAATACCCGATGTAATTACACCGCCTGCTCCGTTTGCATCGCCCACTCGTTGTATTCCTGGCATGTTATCCTACTAAGATTTTCTTTTCTGGCACCTTGATGCCTGTAGTTGCTTCAATGTACTTCATACGCACATTTTCATCTGTCAATGCAGAGATAGCAACACAATTCATATTTAGCCGGGGATTTTTGTCAGGATCTGCGGTAAACATTGACGGCACTAATCCCATGCCTTGTGGGCCAGGAGCCACACTTACAGGGTCCTGTAACAGGGCATAGCCTTCGCCAGTTTCCATAACTTTGGCAATCATTTCCTCGCCAGAGTTCATTTTGAATGTGTAAACTTTTCCAATTTCCATTATTTGCTTTCTGTTAGTTTTGTTCTGAGTTCAGTGAACCCGCCCACAAATTCATCATTTAAAAAGATCTGTGGTACTGAGCGAGCAGTTGGTACTGCTTCTAGTAGTTGTTCTCGAGTCCAGCCATGCTGGATATTGCGTTCTTCAAATTCAATGTTTCGTGATTTCAGTAGCGCCTTGGCTTGGTCGCAGTGAGGGCACTGATCTTTCGACCATACAATTGCTTTCATTTTATTTTCCTTCTTTTGATTTGTCGTAAGTTTTGGCAAAGATATCTGTTTTGACAACACCGTAGTCACCTAGACCATGTCGAACAATGTAGTCATTACCTCTAGTGTATTCTAAGTTGCCCCAACTTGCTTGGACAACACCGTCATGGTCAGCAAGTTTTGCTACCTTCATAATCTTTTTAGGTGTAGCAGTTCCATTGCCGTTATCATCATAGTAGGCTGCAAACTTGATAGGACTCACAGGATATCGCTCGCCTTTAGGACCAGTAATAATCTTATGACCCACTGTGTAGTTCACTGGGCCTTCAAGAGTTTCTACTGTGCCGTTGTCTGTAGCAGTTTCGTAGTTGATAGGTGTTGGATGTTTGTAGGTTTCGAACCCACCCGGTTGGAACCATTCGTCGTTAATCATAGGTTGGGCAGTTCCTCATAGTCAATAGCATCACTCATCACACCAATAACATAGTTGGTTGATTCGTTTTCCTGCAGGGCCGTTTGTTTCTTGCTGGTGTCCACATGCTTGTTGAACCATGGAATGGGTGTAGAGCGTGGTGCCGGCTCTTGATACTTGATGCCAATTTCTTTCAGCGCATTGGCTGCTGTGTAGTCCACAAAGTCTTTTAGGATCTGTGCGTTGAGACCAATCACTGGACCCTTGTTGAACAGGTAGTCTGCCCACTCTTTTTCTTCACGGATAACATCCAAGTACAACTGATACACTTCGGCCTCGCACTCTGCTTTGGCCTGAGCAAAACGAGGGTCTTCTTTAACCACTTGATTGATCATCCAGGCAGTCCATTCCTTGTGCAGAATTTCATCTTGTAAAATTAACTGAATGATATTGCCATTGCCAATAAAGATCTTGTTCTCAACCATTGCTAAACTAGTAGCAAAGCTCACCATAAAGCGGAATGCTTCTAGTGCGTAACTGGCATTGAGTGCCATCCAAATGGCTTTGACATGTGCGTGATCCTTGACAGGAACTTCCAATTCTTTTTCACAGTTGACCATATGCAAGTGGTCATAATACCTACCCACACTTGAAGCCATGTCCACAATCTCTTTGGTGTCGTGAATGGTGCTGAACACATCCTTGGGCACGTTGTAGATGTTGCGAATGATATGGCTGTAACTGCGGCTGTGAATATTGGTTTCAAAGAAACTCCAGTTATACATTAGTGCTTCCAGTTCAGGAATGCTTACCACAGGAGTAAAAACTTGTGCTGGCCCACGGCCTTGCAAGCTGTCCAGTGCGGTTTGACGCAACAGGTTTGCGGTAAAGATATGTTTGACTGTGTCTGACGCTTCTTTAAAGTCATTGGCATCCTTGCTTAATGAGATTTCTTCTGGCACCCAAAAGAACCCCCGGGCCTCTTGCTCATACTTGGCCAGTTTGTTATATTTGACTTCTTCAAATCGTTGAATGGTCACAGGACCAGCAGGATCCAAAAACATCTTGCGA